GTCTAAAGGAGTGATATCAACTAAGCAAGGTTTAACCTTGATCTTACTTTGATCACGAAACATGGTCTGTATTTTAATACAGTAATTTAATCTGTTAAGGAATTTATCATCAGTCTCGATAGGTTCGTTATTCTTCTTACGAAGAATGTCACGAATCTCGAGACTTCTAACTGCATGGCCAATAACATTGGCAGGTATCAACTCAACAGCTAAACGCCCATTAGGAAGATCTGGAAACAGATATTCTCTAAAGGCACAAGCTGTTCGAATGTAACGTCTTAAAAAGAAATTACATAACGTTGAAAATTTCAAGACAACACTGTAGTCAGAACATAAGTTCATGACAGGTGTTGGATCTTTAGATAACAGTGCTCTAGCATACGAATTCCATGAAGGAATCGAACGGAGAACACCATTTACTACCACACGATGACAGAATTCAAAAGAATCCATCATCGACAAGCATTTATGCTTGGATATTGGTATGTCAAGCTCTTCAAGTAGAAGATAATATTGTTTAGCAACCTCGCGGTTGCATATGACAACATCGTCTCCTACAACTGCATAGTAGTAGAAAAACCCTTTTACTAAGGGAATTCCTGCTCTAACAGCTGCAATCTGAACCATTACATGGTTCGTGATTGCTAGAAGAGGGAAAGATGCGTAAGCTCCCATCGGTTGCCCGACACCGTATCGAACTGTACTTCCATTTTCCAAATGGAAAGTTCGATCGGTGAGGATTGCAAAGATATCATCTACAAAAGTAGATGGATCTTTAACAACCTTGGAATTAATAAGAATACTAAGAATCTTCTTGGATAAAATCATGGGGATTGTGTCAGTCGCTGACTTAATGTCAACGGAAAAACACTCTCTCACTTTTGATATCTTTTGAAGATATTTCACACCATCTAAATGATTATGAGTGAAGTCTGTAGGTATATTACCTAAGACATCCTCTAACATTTTATGCACAGGTCTTAGAGCAATCTGACTCAATGAGTCAAAGATTGCAATAACCCGTGTCTTACACGATTTATCGCGTATAGGAATTACTTTACCAAGCACCTTACAAGGGTGTTTACAAGAGTTAAAAGAACTCTTTCTTAGTTTATAATTCCATTCTCTCCAGACCCTTTTAAGAGGTCGGAAAAGTTGGCGATGACACGTTGTAAGAGCGTGAAAATCCTTAGTATGACTATCGAAACAGGAACCATTAGCTCGTTTAGTAAACGAGATTTGGATAGGATATAAATCCCCTCCTGTTCTACCGTTAGTATCGATAGTAGGATCGCAAGCATATGGATTATCATCCTCTCTGTTCA